TTCTAGGTCCGTGACTTTATCCTTTCGGAGCCAGGGAGAGAATCTCTTCTTTTTCCTCAAAGTATTTAGATAAAAAGAATATTGCATATCTTTACTTAACTGATGATTCTTGTTCATCTCATTGGCAAACAGAATGCAGTCAAGATGACCAGACAGGCATCGATTAATAATGTATGGGGGATATGACTTAATTGCTTCAGGATCCTCTGCTAGATTCTCCTTAGTAAAGTTGATTGAATTAAGCCAGTCTTTCAGTTCCATCTTCATCAGTAGTCTTGTTTCTAATTACAATTTGGTTGTTCTTATAATCGGCACTAAACTCAAGAACATCATCAGCATCCCAAAGGAGTTCCTCATAAAGTGCATTGAGTTTTGCCATGTCTTCGTAGAGTTGATTTGGATTTGGCATATTGATTACCTAATAATTTGAATGTCATCGTCCTCTGTCCAGAGTTCGACCTTTGTTCTGAACCTACCCTCCCTCTTGAGGGTCTCATATCTTTTAGATGCTTTGCGTTTCCACCAAGCAAGTATGTTATCTAGGTGGAACTTGTCCCAGTTCTGTCCAGGAATGAGTTTATCGTGCTCCTCACAGATAACTTCCTTGACGTTTGCATATCCATAATCAGAAATATAAAACCTCTTCTTCTGGGTGAGTCCAAATGCCATATCGATCACAGCATTGAAGTGCTCCAGTTTCTCTTTGTCCTGCAAAGAGTTCTTGATAATGCGAATCATTTTAGACTGACGCTTCATCTTCTTAGATGATGCCTTGTTATCAGTCAGTGGAGTGTTGTTGTTAAGCGTCGTAAAACGGTCGTGAAGGCGGTGAAAGACCTCATCGTGCAGAAGAGGTAGGAACTTACTATCAGTCAGGCCCTTGTACCGCATGAAGGGTTTCAGACCATCATACTGAGATGCTGAGGTAGTAGACCCATACAAAGAAGTAGTCTCGAACAGTGCAATGTCTTTCTCAAAGACTTCATTCAAAGTCTCACGAGCAAAGTGAGAGACACACATCAGTGCCAGAAGTTTGCCGCCAAGATAGTTGTATCCAAACGGTTGCGATGGGACGATTACGAATCCCATGGCGGCATGGCGATTAAACACAGACAGATTAGGTGCCTTACCAAGCCACACATTTCTAGGTCTGGAGTTGATCGTTGGAGATCCAAAACGGATAAATCCAACCACAGTCTGAGTTTTCTTCTCAAACACCATCCAACGCAACTCTCTACCAGGAATGTTGCTCTCATTGTTGTGAGAGGAAACTGCTGCTAGAAGATTGCAATAGTGTTCTTGGGGAACCGATTTAGCAAAACGATTACCAACAAACTTGATGTCAAACTCCATCTCCTCAGGATGAATGTCCTCATTGAAGAACTCATCTTGCAAAGGAGTAAGTTGACTAGTCTGAGTAACCAGTTCTTTTTTTACATAACGAAGGTAGTCTTCAATGGACGTGAAGTTCTCAAAGTAATTGATGAACTCATCAGCAGCCCACGAAGCATCAAGTTCAGATATAATCATTCAACCTCAACCATAACACCATTCCTCATCATATCAAAAACTGCTCCTGCCATCAACCGATAGCCAGTTCCAACATAGAGTTGACCAAGAACTACAGATATAGTTGCAGTTCCCCAGAAGATGTAATACCAGCGTGACTTAACTTGATGACGTTGTTTCTTTTTCATTGTTCTTCATCCACTCTTTCAAATTCTTCAATCTGATCAGCACAAACCAGATGCTCTCCTGCGATCATGTACATATGTTGACCAGTCGCAGAAACTTGGCCCATGTATTCAATCTCTTCCTTAGGTACATTATGTTCCCTAAGTGCTGCCTGAATTTTAAGATGAATTAGATCTGATTTATTTGGTACTTTCATTTGAAGTTACACTCCACCATGATTTCAGTTAGTGCTGCTAGAAGATTGATTTCTTGGTCAGCAACGAATGCAATTTGATACTGATACTTAGCAATAATGAGAACAGCAGCAGGAATACTATTGTTTTCAAGGGTGCCGTAAAGAGCATCGTAAATACGACGCAGAAGTACACTAGAATCGTTGTCCAGATTATTAACGACCCACTTACGGACTTCAGCGAAGTTCTTGTCTTTGAGATTTTTGACGAGATCATTGATTTTGACATCGCTAAATGTTGCAAGGATACCTGAGTCGATCTCTCCACCAGAGGAGTATCGTTGACACTCATTCAAAACACGTCGCCAATCAGGGAAGTGCTTGTTGATGAGTTCTACCAAGACCTTGTTATCATATTTAATACCCTCTGTATCCAGGATTTCCTGGATTCGTTTGAAGAAGGCTGCTGCGATGGCAGGTTTGTGTTTTCCTCCAATTCCGAATTCAACCACAGCGCAACGGGAATGAAGTGGTTCGATGATTCGGTTTTTGTAGTTGCAGGTGAAGATGAATCTGCAGTTGCCACTAAACTCCTCAATAGACGCCCGTAGGAGGAGTTGTACATCATTGGTTGTGTTATCTGCCTCATCAATGATGATGACTTTGTGTTTTGCAGTTGACGAAAGCGAGACGGTCGAAGCGAAGTTCTTCGCATTGTTTCGGACAGTATCCAGGAATCGTCCCTCATCGGATCCATTGATGACATAATAGTCTACCCCGAGTTCGTTACATAGTGCTTTTGCGACAGTGGTTTTACCACATCCAGCAGGCCCAGCCAGAAGTAAGTTAGGTACTTCACCTTTATCTAGGAAGTTTTTAAATGTCTGTTTTGTATCTTCAGGAAGAATACAATCGTCAATAGTTTTGGGTCGATACTTTTCAACCCAAAGAAATTCATCACGCATAATCAAATCCAATCAGGTTTACGCTCAGGTTTACGGAGATAGTTGTCCTTCGCCCAAGGTTTGGAAGCAATGTACATTTTGTAAGCAGTGAATGTATCAATGCTGTCATCATATTTAAATTCCTCAGGCATTGCACGAGCAAAGTTATTTGCCTGAGCATGGCAAGTGATTGCCAGTTCTGTTTTGCGATGAAATAGTTTCTTCGCCTCAAATAGAGTTTTAGCACAGGTATGAATCTTACCATACCTATAATGATATTCGCTAGTCAATGCACAACCGTGCTGAATCAACCAAGCAGTATTGTATAGAGTCTCTGCAGCCCACTTTGTTGATGGGTGATTGCGAAAGGCACCTTTTTTAGTAGAGTATGGAGTGCCATCTGCTTTTGGCAGTGTGCCCCAATCATAATACCACTTTGAAAAAATGATAGAAAGCATTTGACAAGACTCCAAAGGCATCTTGACAATATGCTTATCTGGCAGAGCAATTGCCGATTTTCGTGGACATTGCTCTGTAGCAAAGATGTTCATTCTAAAGGACGTTCAAATTTATTGGAAACAATGTCGGTTGCCTTCAATTGCTCTTGCATATATTCTACTGCCTTTTCTGGTTCTGCGCTATCCCCACAAGTAAAGACATCGCAAACTGCCATGCCATTTTCAGGCCAGGTATGAATGCTGATGTGACTCTCTGCGAGCATAGCGATACCAGTTACACCTTGAGGATCAAACTTATGAACTGCAAGATTCAGAAGTGTTGATTTTGCCTCTTTGGTTGCTCTGTATAGAAGCATCCGAATGAACTCTTTATCATCAAGGAGTTCAAACGGACATCCCTTAAGAGTAAAGAGAATGTGCTTCATCAACCAAAAGTAGAATCAGGTTCGAGAGCGATGTAATAGGTAAGGTCATGATTCTTACTGGTGAATCGAGACAGAAGTTTTTGAGAGACAACGACTTCATAGGTGCCAGGGAGAATCTTAATGTTTTCAACCTTAAAGTTGAAAGAAAACTCAGAGTCAGTTTCACCAACAACGATGGAGAAGTCATTAGAAGTATCGTTCTTCTTATCACGAACCACCAGTTTTACAACACCTGCCTCACCAACAACAGACAGATCGGGGAGTTGATAGACTGCTGCAGCTTTGAGAAGTTTGTCCAATTGTTCCGTACTCAATTCAAAGCAAACATCTTCACTGGGAAGTTCAATTGCCTTGTCAGGAGGAGTAACGATAACGCTAGGGTCGGCAAAGAAATACTTGGAGCGCATCTTACCTTCACGGATAACCACATATCCATCGTTGGCAAAATCAAGTTCAGGGCTCTGATGCAAACTCAAACCATTCAGAAACTGGTTGAGATCATAAACACCGAAGTCCTTAGCAAATTCTTCAGTAACACTTGCCTCTGCAAGGATATTCTTCATCACACTGATGGTGCGAAGTTTACTACCTTCCTTGAAAAGAATGGACTGATTGATAGAAGAAAAGTTCTTCAGAACAGAAATAGTTTTATCGGAGAGTTTCATAGGATTACGAATTTTCATCACTGAGGATAGGTTTCACGTTGTGCATTCTTGTCATTGTAATTCATCAGAAGAACAGCATAGTGCAGAATCTTCATAATGTCACGTCGGGCAGTGCCTTTCTTATCATAACGAGAGGCATACTTGAGAATGTTGGATCGGCAGAATGCTTCACCATCACCACAAGCTTCAATCAGATCCAGAGTTTGAATCTTGTCATCACCAGCAGAGTAGTGCTGATTGTAAGTTCCACGAATATATTCAAGTAATTCTGTTACGATCTCTTCTTCATTATATTTCCAAGGAGTGCTTGGAGATTGTCTAATAATGTCGGTCATGTCAATGTTAAAAGTTGGGTCCATGTTCAATTCATCAGATAGGAAAGACCATGAGTTTGCCATAATTATATCAGGATCCTGCCTCCTGGTCAACATAAACTTTTTCACCAGTAGCAGTCAGATCAAAGTCAGCATCAACCTTGTCATAGAGTTCAAGGAATGCTTGCTTAGTTTCATCATCGAAACGATTCACACAAACTTGAATTGCTTTCTCTTTATCCCCAAAGATACTGTAAGCACGAATGATGTGAACCAGACGACGAGTGCTGATGATCTCCTCAATGCCACCATCATAGAAGGTCTTGCGGATGATGTCAGCCCAGTCAACCAGGCGCTTGCAGAACTCTTTGTTTACACATCCCAGACTATCTGCAACATTATAGATGATCTTCATCTCAGTAGCAGTGGTGGGATACTCTTGCTCAAAGGTGACAGGGAAACGCTCTAGGAACGCTTCGTTGAGCACGTTAGTTCCAATGAATCGTCCGTCGTCTGAACCTTTACCCTTAGTGTTGGCTGTGGCAATGACGTTGAATCCACTTGCAGGAGTAACCCACCGTCCGATCTTTTTAAGGAAAACTCCTTTCCCCTCAAGGATAGATTGGAGACAGAGAATTTTGTTAGAAGCGAGGTCGATTTCGTCAAGGAGCAATACAGCACCTCTTTCGAGGGCCTCAATGACGGGCCCGTTATGCCAGACTGTGGCACCATCAACAAGGCGGAAACCGCCAATAAGATCATCTTCATCTGTTTCGATAGTAATGTTTACACGGATGAGTTCCCGATCCAACTGAGCACACGCTTGCTCAACCGAGAACGTTTTACCGTTGC